AGTCGAGTACTTGAGAGCTTCATCCATCTCTGCGGAGAAGGTCAGCTCGTTGATGCGCACGCCGTTGTATTGGAAGACTTTGCCAGTTGCCGAGTCACCTTTGCGGTGATTCAAGCAGATCGAGGAGATCGATTGATCGAAGTTGCCGATGTCGATCTGATGGTCGAAGGCGGTGCCGCCGGCCGTCTCACCGGTTGCGGTTGCCGAGGTGATCGTTCCGCCGAACGCGTTCTGCAGCAAGTACGCCATGCCCGTCGCTTCTGCGAAGGCGTATCCCTCGAACTCGCCTTCGATCTTCTTCTGCAGTTGAATGTCGTGTGAGTGAGTGCGATGTCCAGAGATCTGCTCGATCGTCTTCGACTCGCGCATCGTCTTCAGTGCGCAAGAGATGAACGGAAGTCCCGCGGTGCAAGTGTTGTACGTCTTGAAGACATTCTCGCGGCCCACCGCCAGATAGCTGAGACCCGAGATCACTGCGCCTTGTCCGACCATGCGTTAACCCCCTAGAGTGAGCCCACCATCTCGTAGTAGTGCTCGGTTCCGATGCGAATGACGTTCTGCTCTATATCCTGAGCTTCCTTAAGTAGTTTGTCACGCCTCGCAAGTTCGGCGCGAACAAAATCAGCGTCATCAGGACGAAAGCTGTACTGCATCTGCTGAGCGAGATCGCCGTTCTTCTTCAGGCCCAGCACTGTCTCTTGCGAGCACTGGACGACGGGCAAGTTGAAGCCATTGATATACTGCTCAAGCCACTGCGCGGAGAAGATCAGATTCGACGACGAGTACGCGTATGACCCGGCCTTCGTCACGCAGTAGACGTGCTTCATGTAGTGCTTCTTCCCATCGGCCGCATCGTCGAAGGCGTAGTACTTCCCGTTATGGCGCCAGGAATAGTCGTAGCCGATGAGCAGGAGCTTGTCGTAGCCGAAGAAGTTCTTGCGGCCAGAGTTGTCGCTCTGTGTGAGGAAGACGACCATCGCGTTCGACACGTTCGTGCCCGCGGGGATCGTGTTGCTGCATCCACTCAGTTGCATGAACTCAAGCTCGGTGCGGATCACGTCGCGGTTCACGAAGAAGTACTTATCCTTCCAGTTGCCGAGCGCGGCCCACTTCGGGTTGCCGCAGATGTTTGAGAATAGGATCGTGTCTTGAAGCTGATCCTTCCACGGCGCCATGTACTTCTCGTAGTTCACCATCGCGTCGGCCACGAGACAGAACGTCGGCTTGATCCCATGATTCAGCAGGTGTCCGAGCGTCTTGTCACAGCAGAGAATGTCGACCTTGCCCTGATGAGCTTTGATGACCTCGATGTTCTCCTCGAGGGAGTAGCCGTTCGCTACTAGAAGGCACGCCTTGCCCACGCCGATGTTCGCGAAGTCGGTCAGCGGCTTGAAGGGGGCGTGGCGGGAGTTGATCTTCGCGTGCTCTTGCCAAAGCTCAGCCCACTGCTTGTATGCGCCCTTCGACTGCGCGACGACCTTCTTCTCGCTGAGACCCATCTATCCCCCAGGTTTACAATGCCCAGCTTTGTTAACTTCGCCAGGGTTTATAATGTCATTTTTGTTAACGATAGTCAGATCAGTAGAAGGCGGTCAACTCGAGATCCAGGAACCCGACCCGCAGATGCGTCTCCTCGTCGAAGCTGGCCGCGTGATAAGTGACGTCCGTCGGGAACTGCCACTTCACACCGTCGATCTGCGGATAGTTGCGCAGCAACTCCTCGATGTTCTCCATCAGGTGTTCAAGATCAGAGTCAGCCGGGTCGTTCTCTTTGTTCGAGAGATAGTTCGCGTTCCACACGATGCCGGCGATCTGAATGATGATCTTGCCCTGTCTCTTCACCGTGGTCTGGTTCGGGCCGATCGACTTCGGCTGCGGGCGCTTGTTCAGAACATATACACATATGGCCGGCAAGTTGTTCGCGAGCGGCTTGATGTTCTCAGGGTTCACCGTGAGCACGCGCTTCACCCGCTTCGTCATGCCAGTCGAGATGTCGAAGAACGGCGAAGCTCCTTCCACGTTGTTCGCGTCCAGTGCGGTCTTGATGGCGGTCTTCAGTGATACAAGGTCAACCTTCGACATGCTCTATATTCCCTTCGTCATATACGCCGCTGTCAACTGCGAGATGCGTTGCAGGGCTTTGGTTGATAGCCACATGAAGTCGCGCTTCGGGAGAACGTCACCGCCCTCGTTGTGCCCGGCCGCGTACGGGAAGCCGCCCTTCGTCTTCGCCGGGTTGAACCACTGAATGCCGTATGACTTCGCCCGATAGCTGCGCGGAGTGAACGACTGTCGTAGCCGGCCACTGTCCTGCAGGATCTTGTTGCCGCCCTTGCCCGTGCGAACCATGCGCTCCTTGTAGAGATCCGACCACTTCTTCCACTTGCCCGAGGATCCACGCTCTTGCTTGAAGTGGTCGAGCACATCCTGGAAGACGAAAACGGAGATCGAGTCGACGTACGCGCGGTTCGCTTCCGAGATCTCTTCCACGTTCTCGTAGATCTGACGGAAGAATGCCTTCGCCTTCTCTGAATCGAAATGTATGCCTTGTTCAGCGGCCATCGTTCGGCCTCACATGTGATCTACGAAGAGTTTTGAGACTATGACGGTGAAGATCATCAGCGCGATGAACTTTAGAATCAGTTGAATGTCGATCTGCTTGCGGCCCACAGAGTTGCCCCCGTATGCGCATAATTATGCGTCTCGTTCGTCCGAGATGTCGTCGAGCTTGTCGTGATCCGGCCCCCACTCAAGCGGTGAGCCTTCGTCGAACGTATCGTGATAGTCCTTCGTATTCGAGTCGACCATGTACGCGTCGGTGCGCTCACCCAGGATGTCACCGCTCTGATCCACTACATCAGCTTCGCGATCGACGATCTTCTTGAGCATCTCCTCGCCACGCTTCTTGTAGCGATCGGCGCGGACGAAGGCGTCTTTGCCCCCGCGGGACAGTGCTTCGTGCACATGCCCCAGGGCGAGCTGCTTGCAGATTGTAGAGATGATCGGCGGTGTTGATGTCGAGGTCTGGAAGTAGTCCGAGCTGACGTCGTATCGCGGCGCCAGCGCGGTGCGGATCTGATCTTCTGCTTCGGCCACAGCCTCGTCCAGAGTCGCCGTCATGTCAGTGACAGTGAGGTCGGTCAGGAACGGTGTTAAGGCTGTGATCGTGCAGAACTTCCCCATGGTCTACTGCTCCCGTTGCCCCTTCTTGAAGGGCCGTCCGTTAACGTAACGCAACTCCAGCTTCGATGCCGGCTTGCCTTCTTCGGTCGAGGGCATCGGCCAGAAGCCTTGTGTCTTGAGCTGATTCAGCTCGTTCTCGTAGCGCTTGCCGTTGAAGAAGTACTGAGAGTAGACCGAGCCGGCGCGGTTCTTCGACTTGATCATAACCTTCTTGCCTTCGATCTCGATCCAGCGATCGACGCGCTCGAGGGCCTTCTTCCCCTGCTCGTTCTCTAACTTGATGCGCTTGAGATACTGATCCCGTCGCTCAGGCGAATCGGCCTTCGCGGGATCGGTGATGATGTTGTTCTTGTCGGCGGTATGGACCGTCTGGTCCTTCTGAGACTTGCTTCCCGTATCCACTGTGCACTCCTTCGGGTTGATTTAGATGTGTAGACCTTCTGATGCGACGAAGGCCCGGTTGCCCGAGCCTTCGCTTCACGAACCGTTGATGACTACTTAGTACGCTCCCGAGACATCCTTCAGCAGGTAGCCTGCGAGGGATGCAACCACGCGCGGTTGATAGAGCATTCCGCACTCGATCGCCTCGGCCGAGCGCTTCTCTTCGCGCCAGCGCTTCGTCAAGGCTTTGTTCGAGCGGAACACGTATCCGGCGGACGGCTTCAAGGGACCGGCCTTCTCAGCGCGGTATCCGACGAAGACGTTGTCGCCCCACACGGGAACGATCGAGGAAGACACGCCCTGTGCGGCCGTATCTACAACCGCCTTCGGCACGATCATCTTCGGGCTATCGAAGAGTCCGGCCAGCATCGCGGGAGTGATCTCGATCGAGGTGTACTTGATGCGATCGATGATCGAAGAGTGGTTCTTCGCATTGATCATCACGCGGTGAGGAACGATCGAGATGTTCGGCGCGAAGCCAGAATTCTCGAGGACGGTCGTTGCCGCGGTATCCATCAAGGGGATCGGGTTCGAGGTTGTCGTATCCAGAGACCACTGTTGAGCGGCGCTCAGGGACACGTTCTGAGACCACGAAGTCGACGTGAACAAGCTCGCCACGCTCTTCTCGAGACGGAGCAGGATCTTGTCGGTCAACTCTTCGGTGGTGTCAGCGCGGAGATCAGCGATGTCATAGTTCTCGGCATCGCGATCCGATACATAGTCCACGAGAGCGTGCTCTTCGAGAACGTACGTTGCGGTCGAGACGGAGAAGCTGTGTTGACGTGCCTCGCCTTTGTTCGCGCGCGCCGTCTCGGGGAGACGGAAGTCGCGATCGTAGACGCGGAACTTATCGCTGTCCTTCTTGACGGGAAGCTCTGGAAACACTTCCATCGCAACAAAGTTGTTGTTGCGATACTTGATCGAAATGTTCGAGAGCAACTGATCAACATGCACTACTGCTGAGTTATTCATGTGTCAGCCGCCTTTACTTCACTAGCCCGGGCATGATCAGGATGTTCTGCACCGTTCCGGTCAGGGCGACCGCGGGTCCGATGTTAACACCGCCGTATGCTGCGGGGAGTGTGAGAGAGGTTGTCGTAGCCGCGAGTACGTGAGGTACTCCGCGACCGCTCGAATCAGAGGCAACGAGCGCGCCCGAGGCAACCGTGTCGTCGAACAGGAGAGGTGCTATCTCTCCAGGCATCGCCACGGGGATCGCCTGATTCGTGTCCTTCACAGTGTCGATCGTGATCCCGATAGGAAGAACAGCGCCCGAGCCAGGATAGGCTACGGTCTCTGCGGTTCCGTTCGGTGCCACGAAGCGCTGTGCGGCCAGCGTAGAGGCGACTTTGAATGACTTCACCTTCATGTGTGAATCTCCAAAGGGTTAAGGGTTAAAGTTCAGAGACAGTTACTTCTTGTCGGCCGCTTCGCGGCGCTCCTTCGCAAGAGCAGTGTACGCCGCGCGGAATTCCATCTTCTTCTCGGCTGCGTACTTCTCGACTTCGGCGACTGTCAGATCGCCTTCACCCTGCTTGCCAGTCTCGCCCGCCGTCGAACGCTCTTCTAGGTTAACGTCGGCCTTAGCTTTGAACAGCTTGCAAAGTTCCTTCACGATCTCGGTCTTGCTGTGCTCGACATCCTTGTCGGCCACTTTGAACGAGTATGTCTTCTTCTCGCCCTTCGGCTCATCGCCGAGCAGTGCCAGTGCATACGGCTTCATCGCGGGGGTCATCAGCTTCTCGCTGATCATGCCTTCGACTTCCTTCTCGAGAGCGATCTGACGCTTCTCGTTCTCAGTCGCGAAGACCTTCTTCTCGGCTTCAATCTTGTCAGCTTCGGCCTTATCCGCGCGCTCCTTCTCAGCTTTGAGATCCGAAGCGAACTTCGTCTTCTCGGCTTCGAGTGCTGCGGTCTTTGCCTTCTCTGCTGCAAGCTGTTCTTCGAGATTCATGCGGTCATCCCCCTGCGTGTCAGTTGTGTTGTCGAATGAGTAAATTCTGGCATCGCTTTGCGCGTCTGCATAGGACTTTATTTCACCCACGTTCTTAAGTCCGTATAGTGCGAGGATGTCTGACAGGTTGCCGACTCCCGGGGTCTCCGCTCCCAGCAAGGCGATCGCGCCCAACATATATCGATACTTCTTGTCAGCGATCTTGACGTTCCAATACACCTCGCTGCTCACCTTGCGATACGCCTTCTTCTCGACGAGGGTCGCAACCTTCTCGGGAATGTCCACGAGATCAGCCTTCAGCTTGTCACCGTCTCGATACAAGCGCTTCGCTACTCCCAGCGCGGGAAGACCTTCTTCGGCTTTGATCAGCTTCTGATCTTCATCGTGCGAGATCTTCAGGAAGGGCGCGAGGTGGTGCTTGTGATTCTCGAAGGCGTCGACCATCTGATCGAGATCCGCCGGCGTGTACTCGTCGCCGTTCCATGTGCCGGCGCTGAACACTTCAACTCCATCGATCGCGTAGAGACCATCTTCCTGCTTGCGAATCTTCTTCATCGCCTTCTCCCATCTAATGCTTTGTCGAGCTTATCTTCGATGCGGTTGAGCCGCTCGCGAACTCCATCTTCGTACTTGTCTTGTGACTTCTGCGTCGAGAACGTCGAGTGCATGTAGCTGAAGCTGATGATCGAGTATGCCAGCCCGCCTACGATCATCGTGATGAGCGTCGTCCAGTACTCGCCAGAAGAGATGTGTTGCGGTTGCTGGCGTTCGATTCTGTCAGGCATCATGCCCCCTATCGAGTACTGAACCCGTCGCCCTTGTTCTCGTCGATGAACTTCTCGATCGGCTCGCCGGCGACTTCCTTATCGACGGTGAACTCCTCAAAGACAGTTATAGGCACTAGCACTGAGCGACAGTTAAAGTGCATCGGCGGTATTGGTTCTGTGCCTATGGCAAAGACTTTACCATGAAGTCCCGCGCAGATGTCACTGGTTCGATCGTCCAGAATAGCGGAGTACTGGAACGCCTTGACCACGCCACTCACATAGAATTCGTTGATGCGCGCGCGGTTCATCACCTCGGTGAACTTCGTGCGAGCGTATCTCTCAAGAGATGCATCGGCCTTCTCACGCGTGTCCTGATCGATCATCTCAATGACCGACGAGATCGGCTTGCCATCTTTGATCGCGTTGCGCACGGCTTGCTTCGCGCCTTCGGTGACGATGTATTCCCAGCGCCCGATGTAGTCGAATGTCTCTGCCTCGAGCATGTTAAGGAACTGTTCCGACGGGAGCGACGGCTTTGCGAAGTTGCCCTTGATCAATTCGTTGCGCGCGATCAGGCCCGACTCGCTGAAGCCTTCGCGCAAGGACTTCTTGAGAAGGACTTGCATCTGCTTCAGGCTCTTAAGCTTCACCGACTCCAGGCGATCGGGATTGTTCATCACCTTCTTCTTCTGAAGCTGATCGATGAGATCCTCGAAGATCATGTCGATGATCGGATCCGCTTGCGCCTTCAGCTTGTTCTCGGAGTTGTCGAGTTGCGTCTTGATGCGAGCGAAGTCGACCTTCTTGCCGTAGTCTAACGCCGGCGCATCGTACGAGAAGGACTTCTTCTCGCCGGCCGCGGGCTTGTCATTCGCCTTTGCAGGCTGAGCGCCTTTGCCCGCCGGCTTCTTGCCACTTCCCTTATCAGCTCCTTTGTTAGGATCTGACTCAGCTTCCTTGCCAGCTTGATCTGCATTCTCAGCGTTCGGATCCTTGCCGTCTCCATCTTCGTTCACCTCTAACGGGTTCGGTTGACCGGGCAAGCCCAGCGCCTGCACGGGTTCGTGGAACTCGACGGGGCCTTCGGGGAACTTGATCAGTGCGCGGAAGTGGTTGATCTCTTCCGGCGTCGGCTTGTACATCTTGCCGCGCATCGCCTCAGCGAACATCTTCGCGTACTTCTCGGCGTCGTCCTCGGAGATCGGGAGCAGCTCGAACTTCGGATACGACTCCATCATGCCGTAGTTCCAGGTGCACATCGGTTGCACGATGTGACGGTTCACGATGCGCTCGAGCTTGCGCCGGCGACGCTTGATGTACTGCATGAACACGTTGATCTGTTCGCGGCCGAGGGCTTGTGAGCCCCCGGTCTGCGACTCGGATCCAGAGAAGCCGAGCAGATCGGGAAGAATCAGCCCGCGGCCGATGAACATGTTGAACAGGTTGAGGCCCTTGATGTACGCCTCGCCGTTCGACTTCGCTTCCAGGAAGTCCACTTCGATCTCTTTGGGGATCACGATCGCGGTCTTCGCCTGGAACTTCTTGAGGATGTCGAGCAGCTCGCGGCGCTTATCCTTCGGCGTCTTCTGATCGTACTTGCCCACCGGTGTCGGCGAGGCGTTCTTCTCCAGGAAGATCGAGTAGAAGCGGATCACATGGCGCTTCACAAGCCACGCATCGTATACA